CGTTGCATTCCGAGAAATCATTCGGAAATTGTATTGCTAAAATTACGCAATGAATTAAAAGATACAACAGAAACATTCGAAATTGAGTCAATAAATTACAATTCTTATATGGTTTTAGAATTTGTAAAGACATTTGTTGAGGGCGAAAGTTCGGAAATCGAAATATTTGATTCAATTACTGACGAATTATTGTATCGTGGCAAATCTTATGCAACATCGCAAACAGATTTAGAAAATTACAAACTAACAAAAGGAGTTTTAAAAGTATAAAATGGAAAATAATTTACAAATATTTCAATTATCAAACTACAATAGACCAGAAATCAAAGAAGTTTCGGGTAAAAAGTGGGTTTTGAATGGCGACAAGAATCAATTTTATTATGATATTATTGACGCTTACAACGGATCGCCTACAAATTCAGCAATAATTGATTCATATTCGCAATTCATTTACGGAAAAGGATTGACTTCAAAAGACAAAGTTTCAAAAGCATCGAATTGGGCATACGTTATGTCAACACTTTCAAAGTCAGACTTAAGAAAAATTTGCAAAGATTTTGAAATGTTTGGTGAAGCGTCTTTGGAATTGAAATATATTGACAATAAATTGCAAAAAATATACCATATTGCAAAACAATGTATTGCACCAGAAATCGCAAATGAAGACGGCGAAATTAGTGGATATTATTTTTCGTATGATTTTAGAAATGTAAACAAATACAAACCAACACGATTTGATGCGTTCGGATATGGTGAACCGACAAAAGGTGAACGAAGTGAAATTTTTATTATTTCAGATTACCAAGTTGGGCAATTTTATTATAAAAATCCTTCATATATTTCGGGACTTCCATATTCAATGATGGAATCTGAAATTGCAAACTATTGTATTAATCACATTCAAAACGGATTGTCATTCGGACACGTTATCAATATGAATACGGGTGTTCAATTGTCTGAAGAAGAAATAATGCAAAACACCGCACAAATTAAAAATCATTTGACTGGTTCGGGAAATGCTGGAAAATTCTTTTTAAATTGGAACGACAACAAAGATTCAGAAATCACAATCACACCATTAGAAGTTAGCGACGCACACAGACAATACGAATTTTTAAGTGCTGAATCACGTCAACAAATTATGACATCACACAAATTGACGTCTGGTTTGATTGTTGGTGTTGGTGCATCAAGTGGATTTTCTTCAAATGCTGACGAATTAGAAGTTGCATTTCAAGAATTAATGATAAATGTAATTAGACCAAAACAAGAAATTGTTCTTGATAATTTAATGGAAATTTATGCAAGTCAAAACGTTTCAATTGATTTGTCATTTATTTCATTACGTGCTTCAGACGTTGTTTCACAAGACAATGTTCAATCTGAAGTTATTGAAACAAATCTTTCGTATAATGAAACGCAAATTTCAAGTGCGATTGACATCATTTCAAAAGTAAAAGAAGGAATTTTGACACAAGAACAAGCGATTGTTTTCTTGGTTCAATTTTTATCTTTACCAGAACAAATTGCACAAGCAATGTTCACAAATCAAGTTGCACCAATTACACAATTGTCACAACAAATTTGTTGTTCAAAAGATAAAACAAACGAAGACGAAGAAATGATTCTGAATCAAATCGCGGAAAGTTTGATTGAATTAGGCGAAGACGAAGACTTGGAAAATTACGAAGTTATTGACGAACGCAAACAAGAAGACGTTCCAGCAATTACGGAATTGACTTTGAAATTGGCTTCAGTTCCGACATCGTTTCCAAATGTAACAAGCGAACAAGACAATGACATTTTTAAAATTCGTTATCAATACGCACCATTAAGAACAAGCGGAAATTCTCGTGAATTTTGTCGTAAAATGGTAAGTGCGTCAAAAGTTTATAGAAAAGAAGACATTTTGTTTGCAAGTCAAAATCCAGCAATCAATCCAGGTTTCGGACCAGGTGGGGCGGACACCTATAATCTGTTTTTTTATAAGGGCGGTGTCAATTGTGGCCATTTCTTTATGAGAAAAATTTATTTAAAAAGAAACAACAAATCAATTTCAGTAAATGAAGCACAAAGAATCATAAATGAATTAGAACCAAGTGAACGTGCTGGTGCAAGACTTGAAACAAATCCAAGTGAAGTTGCACAAGTCGCTGAATCGTCAAACAATTACTGGTCGTTAGATCCAAATTACAGAAAATAAGATGACAACAATACTTTTAAAAGAAAACGAACTGACAAAAAACACCCCTTTGGGTGGGAACATTGACGTTGACAAATACGTTTTAGCGATTGCAGACTTTCAACGCATTCGAGTTGAAGAAATTCTTGGTGAAACACTTTATAATAAAATTTGTGAAGACTTTGAAAACGACGATTTGGTCGATGAATATTTGACTTTATACGAAAATTATTTAGTTCCTTATATCATTCACGGATCAGCAATGGAATATTTATTGTTCGGTGCGTATCAAATCAATAATGGCGGAATCACAAAACACAATCCAGCCGATTCAACTTCAGTTGACAAAGTTGAAGTTGACTATTTAGTGAATCAACAACGTTTAAAAATGGAAATGTACGAATCACGTCTTGAAAGATGGTTGTGCAAATTTCATTTGCCAGAATACGTTTCAAATTCAAACAATATTGTGAATCCAATTAAATCAAAATTAGTTTGCGGGAAATGGTACTTACAAAATCCATATTAAAAATGCGAAAAGTAGATAAAAGAACCGAAGAAAACATCAAAAAATTAAAACTATTTTTAAAAAATGCAAACATTATTAAACGGAGTAACCACAACAACAACATCGGAAACAAAAACAATTAACGGAGTGCATACAATTGTGTGCAAAGGGTTGAAAGGTTACAAGCAATTTATTGATTTTTACATTAGTGTTGACAATGTTCATTTTGTACTTTTTAAAAAGGTAATTTTAGGCGACGAAGTTTTCAGTTTTAATACTGGAAATTGTCATCTTTATTGTAAATTTGAAACGGAATTGCAAGAAAACAATCCGATTTATGTTCAAATGACTTAATTGTTAAATAAAAATAAAATAAATAAATAATTAAAATACAAACCAATTATGGCAATTGAAATTATAAATGTTGGTACAAGTCCAAATGACGGAAATGGTGATCCAATTCGCGATTCTTTTATAAAATGCAACGACAACTTCGACGAACTTGAAACAACAAAAATAAGTGGAACTGGAACTGACGATTACATTCCAAAATTCAATGGTTCGGATTCGCTTCAAAATAGTCAGATAGTTGACAATGGTTCGGCTTTGTTAATTGGCACAACTAGTGCAATTTACGGAACAAACGCAAAATTGCAATTTCTTTTTAACGGACTTACTGAATTTGGTATAAATTTCAAATCAACTTCTGCAAATTCTATTCCTATTCATTTTTTAAATAGCACTGGAACGCAAATTGGTTATATCTTTACAGACCCAACAAGCGTAGCTTATACAAGTGTTTCAGATTATAGACTAAAAGAAGATTTAAATAAAATAAATGGATTAGATTTAATTTCTGCAATAAATGTTTATGACTATAAATGGAAAGACCAAGACAAGCGTTCTTTTGGTGTTATGGCTCACGAACTTCAAGAAGTAATTCCACAAGCTGTATTCGGTGAAAAAGACGGAGAAAGAATGCAAAGTGTTGATTATTCAATGCTAGTACCTGTTTTAATACAAGCTATACAGGAACAACAAACACAAATTGAAGAATTAAAAACCTTAATAAATAAAATTTAATTTTTATGGAAACCAAACAAGCGATTGAGATTTTAATACAAGTTGCACATTTAGCACAAAAAGGCGGATTGTTGCAATTAGCTGAAGCGGTTCACGTTTCAAAAGCGATTGAAACATTAACACAAAAACAAGACGAAGAAATTACTGAATAAAAAATGAAAACAATTTTAAATTATTTACTTATTTCGTTTTTTCTTTTCTTTGCACCAATAAAAGGACTTCTTATTGCCGTCGGTGTTTCAATTGCACTTGACACAATATTTGGTATTTTTAAGGCAATACGAATCAAAGAACAAATTTCTTCAAGACGAATGTCAAACATTGTGTCGAAATTTGTTCTTTACGAAATGGCAATTTTACTATTGTATGCAATAGACAATTTTTTACTTGGTGAATTTTTTAAAATATGGTTTCAAATAGATAATTTTTTTACAAAAGTAGTTGCAATAATTTTGATATTTATTGAAATGACATCAATCAAAGAAAATTTTGAAGTTGCATTCAATGTCAATATTTGGAAACTTTTAAAAACCATAATTCAACGTGCTAAATACATCAAGAATGAAATTGAATAATGAAGGATATAATTTAATAACAAAACACGAAGGTCTTGTTTTAAAGCCTTATTTGTGTCCAGCGAAAGTTCCGACAATTGGATATGGAAATACTTACTATGAAGACGGAAAACGCGTCACGTTGTTAGACAAACCAATTACAAAAGAACGTGCCTTCGAAATGTTCAAAGAAATTGCGGACCGATTCGCAAAATCTGTATCGCAAAGCGTTGTTTCTGACTTAAATCAAAGACAATTCAATGCGTTGGTTTCATTTGCTTACAATGTAGGTGTTGCAAACTTTAAAAAATCGACATTATTAAGAATAGTTAATGCAAATCCAAACGATAAACAAATTGAAAATGAATTTAGAAAATGGACAAAAGCAAATGGCAAAGTTTTATCTGGACTTGTCAAACGTCGTCAAGACGAATCGAACTATTATTTTTCAATATAGAGACGTTATTTATATAATTGTTATACTTTTATTGTTATTGTTTAGAAGTAGTCGCAAAACGCAAGAAAACGACATCATTCAAAGCGAAAAGAAAATTGATTCAATTGAAAAACAAATAATTCAAACGAAATCTGAAATTATAAAATATGAAGAAGTCAAAATTGATTTTGTTGATACTATTCAACGTGATGACATCGAAAAGTTTTTCGCAAAAAGATACAATAATAAAAATACCAATTGATTACGCAAGAAATATTGTCAAAGAATTACTTCAGTTTGACGCTTGTAAAGACCAGGTAAAAAAACAAAGCGATTTAATAGCATTATTTGAACAAAAACAAATCGAACAAAACGATATTATTGAGAATCAAAGAAAATTGTTGATTGACAAATACAGATTTTCGCAAAATGTTGGTGGTTCCTGGTTTATAAATACACCTTATTTGTTCACAAACTTAAATTTCGGTACTTCAAAAATCAATTTTGCACTTCAAATGAATGTACCATTTACAGAAAAACCGCACTTTGCAATTTTATTTTCTTACAATTTGTGGAAAACTAAATAAAAATTTGTATATTTCGCAAATTAAAACCACATTATGGATTCAAAACAATACTACAATGACATTGATTTTAGTTTAAATCACATTGAAAACTTAAATTTTATTGTAAAAAAACACGATTTAAAATTGTCGAGTACTGAAAAAGACACTTTGCGTTTTTACATTCGAAGACAAATCAATTCAAAGGGTATTATTGAAGCGTGTCAAAACGTTGGAGTTGATCCAACAACTGCGCCAATGTTATGGTTGAAGACAAAAACGGAATCTGTTCGTGTTACAAACCCACTTTTTGAGAAACCAGAAGAAAAAGAATTTAAACAATTAGCCGATGCGTTGATTGAAGACTTACAAAAATTTACACCAATATTTCCAGTATTTGAAAGGTCGTATATAAAAGACGGACATTGTCTTGTTTTAAGTCCAGCCGACATTCATATTGGAAAACTTTGTAACGAATGGGAAACTGGCGAAAAATACAATCAAAATATTGCGGTTCAAAGAACTTTGGAAGGTGTCAAAGGTATTCTTGACAAATCGTCTGGATTCAATATTGACAAAATTGTTTTTATTGGCGGAAATGACATTCTACACATTGACAATCCAAAACGAACTACAACAAGCGGAACACCGCAAGACACAGACGGAATGTGGTATGAAAATTTTATGATTGCAAAGCAATTATATGTCGATGTTTTAAAAATGTTGATACCAGTTGCAGACGTTCACTTTGTTTTCAATCCAAGTAATCACGATTACACAAACGGATTTTTCCTGGCGCAAGTTATTCAATCTTATTTCAAAGATTGTATCAATATAACGTTTGACGTGTCAATTTCACATCGAAAATATTACAAATATTATGACAATCTTATTGGTTCTACTCACGGCGACGGCGCAAAATTAGAAAATTTGCCTTTGCTTATGGCTTCAGAATCAAAAGACTGGACCAATTCAAAGCACCGATATATTTACACACACCACGTTCACCATAAAATTGCAAAAGATTTTATCGGTTGCAC